TCAACCGGCAACCCCACCGAATCCGGCAGATCAGCGCAGCAAGTGGTGGACGGACCCAGATGCCGCCTTTGCTGAGAGGGCCGCGCCACTGGTGCAGGCCACGACCCAGACGCAGGTTTACCTGATCAAAGAGCAGATGAAGGTCAAGTACGCAAGTGAATTCAAGAAGTGGGGTACCGAGATTGATGAGCTTGCCAACCCACTGAATCCGATGTATCTCATGGACCCAGCGACGTGGGAGATCATCATTGAGCGCGTGCGTGGGCGTCATGTGCAGGATTACGCAAGGGACCCCTCTATGGTTCCAGGGTATTCTGAGTCATCCAGCCCGAGCGACCCGCCCGCGCCAAAGACGGCGCAACAGCAGCTCTCTGACCGGGAGCTCAAGATCGCAAAACAGCTTGGTGTTACGCCAGAGAAGTATCTGGCTCAAAAATCTAAGATGACCGTGGGGGTGTAAATTGGCTGAAGACAAAAATAAAGTTGAGGAACTGGCGCCAGAGGGCCCGGTTCAAAAGTATTTCACTCCTCGTTCGGAGCTTGAGTTTCTGACAGACGAGAACATCATTGCTGAGGACCTCATGCCTCCAGCGACCTTTGATGTACGATATCTGGTACCTGGGATCAGATGTCGTTGGGTCAACTGGAAGGCGAAAGAGGGCGCGATGATGTATGGTGCCCAGGCAGAGGGCTATCAGTTTGCGAATAAGAATGATGTTGAGTGCACGATCAAGCCGAATAAGGAAGGTAAGTTCTTAAACGGTGACGTTGTGCTGATGAAGATCTCTGAGGCTCGATATGCTTCAGCGATGAAGGCCCTAGTCCTCCGTACCAAGATGGCGGCTGGTCAGACCGCAGAAGCTGCCATGGAGGAGATGAAGGGGCTGATGAAGCGGTCAGGCGGGCACCTTACCCCCTTTGCGCCCGACCAGGCGCAACTTGATCGGCTAATCGATGCCAATCAAGCGGTAACTCATACAGTTACCAGATCTTAGTGAAAGGAGACCACTCTCATGGCGGGTAAAGCCGTACCTATCGTGGTAGCAAGAACCACCACTGATAGTCAGCCATCCATCCGTCGTTATCAAGAGAAGGCAGCTCAAACATTCAAGTTTGGGACCCCTGTCTTTCGAGATAATGCCGTTGATGGCGGGGTTGCAGAATGGTCGGGGGTAGTGGCAACTAGCAAGGTTGCTGGGATTGCCATTGAGCCCGCCTCCAATCTGACCACCGTGGGCGTCAAGGAGACCTTGACGTTCGGGGAGGTTCAAAACCAACCCTTAGCAGTAAATATCCCTCGCGGGGCGCCCATCAACGATGGGTCGATCGGTGTTCAGCTTGCTGACAACACCACCGAATTCCAGGCCCAAGTGCTGGATACGGTCGCTGCCTTGGAGACGGACGTGGGTAAGTCCTACGGCCTGACTAAGGATTCCAACGGGTACTGGTACATCGACAAAACGAAAACAGACAGCATCGTAGTGACCGGGGTTTATGCCGGTGATGCTGGTCGCAACGGTGGGCGGGAGTTTTTCCGATTCCTCGATGCGGCCGCCCAGATGGGAGGTGCATAGTACTATGATGACACGCGGAAACTATGCCCAGCTGATGGCGCCTGGTATCCATGAGTTGATGGACCAGCAGACTCAGCTGGAAGCAAGGGACTCGGAGTACGACAAGATCTTTAATACTCCGACGTCTGACAAGGCCTTCGAGGACGATGTTGAGTTCGCTGGCCTTGGCCCGATGACTACCAAGCCAGAGGGTCAACCGATCAACTACGACGACGTGATCCAGGGCGGTTCGTATCGTTATACCCACTCGACGTTTGGGCAGGGTGTGCGGTACTCATTTGAGCTTTTGGAAGATGATCAGTATGGCATCATCCAAAAAGTTCCGATGAACTTTGCCCGCACGGCGATGCACACCAAGGAGACCAACGCCTGGAACGTCTTTAACCTTGGGTTCACCACGCAGATCACGGTGGACGGTGTTTCTTTGTTCAATGCGGCACATCCACTCCTGGGTGGTCTGCCTGCGACGGTGGCCGTTCCAGCATCGATAGTTGGTGTTGGTGTCTATACTCAGGGCACCTACCCCAATCGTCCTGGGACCGACATTGATCTGAGCTACTCTGGTCTGCAGTTGATGATCAATCAGTGTGAGCGCATGATCGATGGTCGTGGTTTGTTGGTGAAGGCAATGATGACCACCATCGTGGTTCCTCCGGAATTGCGGTGGGTTATTGAGGAGATTCTGGGTTCCGAGTGGAAGCCGTACACCGCGGAGAACACGGTCAATGTCGTCAATAACAAGGGTCTGTCACCCTTCATTGGTCGGTACCTGACGTCAACGAAGGCCTGGTTTGGTCTTGCGGAGAAGTCTCGCCACAAGTTGAACCACTTCGATCGTCATCCGCTCGATGAGGACTTTGCCGACGACTTCGACACCAGGTCACTGAAGCACGTTGCATTCTACCGTTCTTCAGACGGCGCATCTAACTGGCCAGGAACCTGGGGATCCGCAGGGACCTAAACCCTTAGGGTGGTAGGCAACTGCCACCCTTACTTTAAGGAGAATGCTTATGGCAAAGAACTATGGTAAGAGGCTCCCATTTAGACCGGGGGAGATCATCATGCACGAGGGCAACCCTGCCATTGTGCTTTCAAATGACGGGAAGTGTGCAAAGTTGCATATCTTTCCGGTACATTCAGCCAATGCCCAGATTACGGCTGAAGAACCTGAACCGCCCAAAGAGGAGTAGAGTATGGTGAACCAGATTGGCCCGCGGCATTTCCTGATCGACACACCGGGTGCCACGCCGCTGTGGTTAGCCTGGTTAAAGGTCGTCAGCATCACTTGGACTGGCGCTACCACCGCCGGTCATCAAGCAATTATCACCAACGCCTCAGGTACTCGCACCATCTTTGATGCTAAGGCCTCTGAGGCTAATGATTTTGAGTCAGCGGTTTACGACCCAGGTTGGGTTGATGGTCTTGTTGTTCCAACCCTCCAAAGTGGTAAGCTGATGATTATCTGCTCATAATAGGAGGCGATCTATGAATAAGAAGAAGCCTGGGGTGAACAAGGGACCCAGGGCGGGTGGAAAGAAGGGCTCAGACACCAAGAAGACCACGAAGAAGTCGGAGTACGGGGGTTACTAACATGCCTTACAGGGCTGGGGCGATCGGCGTTCCGTGGCACAATTGTGATCGATGTGGCATCATGACGAGGACCTCTCAGTTGGTCTTCCAGAATGGTATGTTCTTATGTACTACTCGTGGTTGTGTGGACAATCCTGAGGGGTTCAATCGGTATGAGCGCATTGCTGAGACCTTAAGCGATGGGAAGACGGAGCCCCAACACTGGTTAGAGAACCGTGTTCTAAACGATGGTTTGGATGGCCTGAATGACTAGGTGATCTATGCCAACTAAGAAGAGTACCTCAAAAAAAGCATTCTCTGAGAATGTGGCGGCTGAGATGCATGCTGGTAAGCCACAAAAGCAGGCGGTAGCGATCGCGTACTCAATCCAGCGTGAGGCAAGAAAGCACTCACGGCCCAACGCGCCAAAGAAGAAGGGTTAGAACATGCCATTTAGTCAGCCATGGAATGAGAACGATCCAGCGGATACTGATCTTGCGAGCCAGCTCGGTGATGACATCCGGGACTTTAAGCTGCAGATTCGTGAGCGGATTGATCTTGAACATTTCTTTCCGATCACGGATGCTCCAACGACTGGATATCACCGTCAGGGTTCAGCGAGACCGTTCTATCAGGGTGCTCCACCTGCTAATAACCCTGATGCGCCTGGCGCTCTTTGGATTAACTCAACTACTGGTGCCGTGTCCCGGGATAACGGGGCTACATGGGATGACGTCTCCTTTGGTGTGCCGCAGGGCGGTATCATCATGTGGTCAGGCCTTATTGCCAATATCCCGGATGGCTATAAGCTTTGTGACGGGACGGCAGGTACGCCTGACCTTCGTGACCGATTTGTTCGTGGTGCAGCGGCAGGTGTAGATCCTGGAGTCATTGCAGGCTCAGACACCCATGCACACGTGATGGGGCCCATGACCCCCGCATCTACCGTGGTGACGGTGGATGTGACAGTACCGACTGTAAACGTGGCCACCGCGGCACATAACCACACTGACTTCTCGGACAATCAGCCCAATATCCCGGTCTACTTTGCCCTCGCGTTTATCATGAAGGCTTAACATGCACTACAATGGTTGGTTCAAGATTACCACCAAGAAGGGCACTTGGATTGTTAAGAACCAAGAGACGGACGTCCTGCGCCGGTTGTCTGTGTCTGCTTGGAATGGCGTTCCTTTAAGCGCCTTTAATTATCTCGCGATTGGGACTGATGATACGATCCCGGCTCGCACGCAGACAGCATTGTTTGCTGAGGTTCTTCGGTTCCTTGCAACGGCAGTTATTGAGACAACCCAGGTGACGGCAGACACACTACATCTGACGGTCCAATTCATCGCGGCGTCTGCCTTCAGCATCTTTGAGCTCGGGGTCTTTGACGCGGTGGCCGGTGGTAATATGGCAGCCAGGGCAGTTCATCTTGACGAGAATGGTGACTCATCTGCCTTCAACATTGGTATTGGCGAGGGCATCACATTAGAGTACTTTCTTCAGGCCTTATAGGAGAATACCATGGCAGCTGGCGATGCGGTTCCAATCCCTCGGAAAAATGTGGCGTACCGCGCTTATTTTGAGATTCGTGACACGGCTGGTGCCCTGGTTACTGGTGCCACGGGCTTGGACTCCGAGGTTGATCTTGATGGTGCTGGTTATGCTGACTGCACCAATGAGGCGACTGAGATTGGTGCGTCAGGCACATACTTCTTGGATTTGATCGCCGCTGAGATGAATGCCGACCATACGATGGTGGTTGTTAAGACCACCTCAGTTAATGCGATCATCCCAGTTCTAAATCTCTACCCTGAGTCACTGGGAGACATCCGTGTTAATGTTGGTCAGTGGAACGGCACTACTGTTCCAGCAGAGGACACGGCTGGCTACCCGGTGGTCACCATTAAGGATGGCGTGGGCGCCGGAGAACTTCAGCTTAATGCAGGTCAGGTTGAGGTTGCCGCCGCACAATTGGTTACACTCATCAACGCATTCTACGATGAGCTCACGGCTGAGGCACGGACGGCTGGTTCTTATGGTCAGTTGTTAAAGGACAATTTGCCTGTATTGGTTACGCCGGCAAATAAGCTGTTGACCGACGCGGCCGGTCGTGTTGAATTGCAGGCTGATGGTCTTGATCAGATAGTCGTAGAGACTGGGGTGAATGCCCGCCAGGCACTCTCGATTATCGGTTCTGCCTTGGCTGGTGTCTTGGCCGGCGTTGGTTCTGGCTCAATCACCATTGAGGCGATGAATAACCCAGGTACAGTGCGCATTACCTGTGTTAATGATGGTCTTGGTAATAGAAATACTGTGGTACTCACTCTACCGGTGTAGTATGTACCCTAAACCAATGTTTGCAAATGACGTATTCACTCAAGAGTATTTTCCAAGTGGATCGTCAGTCACGGTGTTCAAAACTTTTTCTGCCAGAGATGGGATGCATTTGGCGGATACTAAGTTCTCTGGTGAGCGTCAATCATTTGATTGGACCCGAGAGAAGGACGTGGTCCAGATTCAGGAGGTCAATCACGGATGGGATACGGAAACAGGAAAATTGCCACCAAGATAATCACGTTCTTTGCGGTTCTATGTGTTCTGCTATTTCCTGAGAACCTATGGTCTGCGACGTACGAGCACTTCATTTATCAGGTCAGGAAGACCAATGGTGACGTGGCACCAGGTGTAAACGTCAATGTCTACACTCCTGGTACTAGTACACGATTCACCGTCTACAGTAACATTACTGGCACAGCTGTCAAGTCGCAGCCTATGATCACTGACAGCCTTGGGAATGTCGACTTCTACGTAGGTGATTCGGTTGTAGACATCTTGTTCACTGGCGGGACGATCCCAATATATAAGTTACTGAACGTCACGCTTACTGCATTGGCCACTGCAGGCATACTTACCGTACCTAACGGTGGGACAGGGGCAGCTACGTTTACGTTGAATACGGTGCTACTGGGCAATGGCACTCTCCCCATAAAGACTAGTTCCGTTGGGTTGGCTAACCAGGTCTTTCGTGTCCCAGCAGCGGGCGGCCAACCTGATTTCGGTACGGTGAACCTGAGTTCATCAGCCGCGGTGTCAGGCGTACTGCCCACTGCAAACGGCGGTACAGGGTCAAGCTCAGGTTCATCGCTCTCAGTTCAGGAGGTTGACGGTTCCCCAAACGTTTCTGGGGTTATCAATATCAAGGTAACCGATGGAACCTTGACCAATAATGGTGGTGGTTCGGTCACGATCGATGCGGCACCACCGTTTTCAGATACCATCCCAATTGTTAAGGGATCCAGTGACGTTTCTAAGTTACTTAGATTTGAGGTAGATGGTTTTACCGCGGCTACTACTCGAACCGTCACCTTCCCTAACGCGAGCATCGTGGCGGCGGCTACCGACTTCTTAAATTTGTGGGGAGATGGTATCAAGCAAACCTTTAACCCGAACGGTACCAACGCTGGATTTAATGTTGGTGCACATACGGCAGACCCGTCAGTTGGGGTGAATGGGGATCAGTATTATGATTCGATTCTTAATAAGTTTAGATGCCATGAAAACGGGTCTTGGGGTGACTGCATCTCGGCTGGTACATCTCCAGGTGGCGCTACCACGAATGTACAGTATAATGATGCTGGTGCTTTTGGCGGTGATGCTGATTTCATTTTTGATGATACTAACAAGTTTGTTGGAATAGGGGTACAGTCTGCCCTAACCGATGAAGGACTGAGCGTCGCAAGTTCCGGAACTCATAATGGTGTGGTCAGTTCTCAGCGTGCTGACGCCGATGCACCACCTGGTAACTCCGCCGGGTTCAGGGCGTACAAGTCACGAGGGACTATTGGGACTCCGACGGCGGTGCAGTCAGGTGATTGGATGCTTGGTCTCTCGTCGAACGGCCATGATGGTACTGGGTTCTTTGGGACGGCACGCGCCTTTACTGAGGCGACACAGACCCACACGAATTCGGCTCATGGCACTAGGTGGGTATTCAGCACCAACCCTGATGGTAGCACCACGATTACCGACACGTTTCGTTTACCGCAGGATGGCGGCATCCAGATCCTAACAGGTACAAAGCCAACCTGTGATTCCACTAAGCGAGGTTATATCTTCTTTGTGGCTGGTGGGGCGGGTGTTGCGGACACCTATGAGGCCTGTGATAAGGACGTTGCAGATGTGTATGCTTGGCGGGACATCCATGCCTCAGGGTCTAGTGGTGGCACATATACACCTAACACTGAGGGTCTACATGAGATCGTTGCCACCCCAGGATTGGCCAGTGGAGGGTTTAGTACTAGAACACTTGGATTTGCCACCCTTGACCCAGCTTCCGCTGGTGCCTCTTTTGGCAATGGAGATAGGGCTGAGGGACCATTTGCTCGTGCCGCGACTGGCGGCCTCATCAATCAGGAATGCGGCTGGTATTTAGGAACTGCGCAGATTGTTCAACCTCGTTGGGGTGGTGAGCTTGTTCTTCATTTATACATCCAGGGGGTTGCTGGTTCTGTTCGCATCGCAGCTGGATTATCGGATGCCGGTGTTGGTACAGTTCCAAGTATTCTTGACGCAACGACGAATGCGAGAAACCAGGCCTATTTCAGCTATGATACCAGCGTGGATGGCACTGCATTTTGGCGGACGGTCACCTCAAATGCTGGAGCCAACACGCGCACAGCAACGACCGTGGCCATCGCAAATGATACGGTATACACCCTTAGGATCTCATTCGCGGCAGGGACCTACTCATTTTATATTGATGATGTATTGACCAATACGCATACCACCAATCTACCGACAAGTTCTACGACGATCGGGGTGGCATTCGGAGTAAAGAACTTGGCCGCGAATGGTTCAAACGTAAACTTAGGTAAGATCATTATGTGGTACTAACTCATATGCCGCCAAGACAGCCACGTCTACAACAACTAGTCCAGGCCTGTCCGTTCGGTGGGGTTAACCTTGAGCTACCACCATGGCGGATTGAGGATAAGGACTTTCAGAACATCGCGAATTTCTTCTGTACTGAGAAAGATCTACGCACTCGTCCTGAGCCCTTTTTCACCGCTGTCTCCGCCAATGCGATCAACGGCCAGATTGATGGATATGACATTGATGGTATCCGACACTTTTTGTTGGCGACCAAGACGAAGGCATATGGGTACATTGGAACAAATTGGCAGGAGTTGACAGGCACACTGACCGCGACGGACCTTAACCTGTACACCGGCACGTCCCTACAGGGGATGATCTTATTCGCGAATGGTGTTGATAAGATAAAGCTCTGGGACGGGGTCAGCGGTGCCTTCACGGATGAGAATGTAAATGCACCGATTGCTAAGTTCGTCACGACGTTCGGCAACAGGGTCATCGCTGGCTTTACGGTGGAGGGAGGTAACCCGTTCCCACAACGCATCAGATGGACCGTTGACAGCTTCCCACAGGACTGGGTCAACGTGGGTTCAGGCTTCCAGGACATCATCGAGGGAACAGACCCTCTCACCGGCTTGGTCGTGTTGACCAACCGGTTGGTGATGTTCTTTCCTGAGCGGATCGTGTTTGCCGATCGGACATTTGACGCCTTGAATCCATTCACCTTCATCAACTATAGTAAGGAGGGTGTTGGGAACATTTGCCCTTACTCACTGGCTCAATGGGGAAACATCTGCTGCTTTGTGGGCCGTGATGACGTGTACATGTTCGATGCACAAACACATCAGCGGATTGGAAATAAGGCAAGGAAGGCAATCCTTAATGATATCTATCAAGGTAATTTTGACCTTGTTATGGGAGGTATCACTGATAGTACGGCAGGTAGGGATTTCTTGACATATTGGTTGATCCTGCCAAATGGGGCAATCTGGACCTATGACTTTGGCACACAGGCCTGGACTCGTCAGTACTTTACTGGGCGTAAGGCAACCAGCGTCGGAAGGTTTAAGACAATTCATGGCGTTCGTATCATTGATCTAGTAGGTACGATCGCACAACAGAATTGGATCATCAATCTTGCAGGTTCTCAGATCAGTGCAGATAATTTAACACTAGGTTTTTCGAATGGTCAGATCGGAGAGCTCGACTATAGTGAGGTGATCAACGACACCTGGGTACTTGGCCCTAGTAAAGAGTTTGATTATGGGCAGTCAGCATGGAACAAAACTCTGAAAAGGATACAGTTCGTTTACCGGGACCTTGGCGTTGGCCAAGCAGAGCTGACACTGTCGAACGAATTCGGGAACACGGTGGTGTTGACTGTATCGTTCGGTGTGCTTGGTACAGGAACTATCAAGAACAAGATAATAGATTTTACGCTATCGGGTACAAGGTTGTCTTGGACCTTGACAGGGAATTTTCCGATAGCAATCCAAGAGGTAATCCACAGCTACTTCATCAGGGGCCCGCTCCTTGCGAGACAGGCATGAGAGCACCGGAGCAATTAGATGTCTCAAATTCAGGCGACCCTCAGGATTACACAAGCCTCATTGATCGCTTCCGTCAGGCGACAAAGAAGTACGTTGAGCGCCTTGCGAATATTCTCAATGGTCAAATTAGTTTCGGCAATGGTACTGCTCTGGATAATATGCAAGGGAGATGGATCAATGTTGTCACGCCTGTTGCTCCCGATACTGATTTTACTATTACTCACTCTCTTGGTAGAATTCCTGTGGGTTTTATCACGATACGGGCGGATAAGGCGGGAGTTGTCTATTATGGAACGATTGCCGCAACGACCACCGACCTCACACTTAAGTGTAGTACCGCGTCAACGACCATAAGAATCTTTGTGATCTAATATGGCTATCATTAATGACAGCGTATCTAACGTTGTAAAGCGGATGAACCGCTCTGATGCTGACATTGATGCTTCAGCAGTCACTTGGCTTGTTCAGGCCTATGTCGATATCGCATCACGGTATCCGTTTGTGGAGTTTCAACGGTACTTTAACCGACCTACTGTACAGGGCCAACGCGAGTATCCGCTGCCTGACGGGGTGCGTGCCGTATTGGCGGTAACCTTGCAGGACACCAGCATCACGAATTCAAATGGGACCCCGTTAACGAGACGGTTGAAGAAGACCTCATTTAGGGAGGTGGTCAAGGCGAACTTTAATGTGGCATCAGCACCATACCGCTATGCCAGATGGAATGATAAGATCTTTGCAGACCCTATTCCAGACCGTAGCACCTATGTGCTAATCATCTACGCATGGGTTTATCCTGATGTGTCGGCATTAGAGAATACTACCGTGATGCTCCCACCTGAATGGATTGAGGTCATGGAATGGGAGGCAGTATGGCGTGGTCATAATGAGCAACTTGATTATGACGCGGCACGTCATGTCATGGAGAAGGTCATCGTACCCATGACAGCCTTAAGGTTCCGTAATCTTAAGAGCTACATTGAGTTACAGGATTGGGACATCCCAGTAGCACAACTTGTCCAACGCAGCACACCTGTCAAATAAAGGAGAGTTTATGGAAGCAGCTGTGCGCACCATCAGGCAACTACAAACCGCCGAGTTGCCGCTGATCTTAGACATGGCTCATAAGTTCTTTGAAGAGGCCAATGTTGGCGGAGAGTTCAGCGATGAGACCTTCATCTTATCCTGGACGGGTTTTATGAAGTCAGGAAATGGTGTGATCTTTGTCTTGACTGAGAATGAGCAGATTGTTGGCGCAATTGGTGGTCTTACTTATCGGGACGTTAACACCGGTAAGGGGACCGCGCTTGAAACCTTCTGGTATGTTGACTTGGAATACAGAGAGAAGGGCGTCGGAGCCCAGTTGATCCATCAACTGGAACAATGGGCAAGGTCAATGTTCTGTACGCGTCTGATCATGGCTGCGTTAATGAACAAGGATTTTCCCAAGATGGAGAAGTTTTACGGTGATAAGGGATTCCACTTACTCGAGGTGAACTTCAGTAAGGAGCTCTAATGATCGGCACAACTACTGCGGCACTGATTGCGGCAGGTATCGGGGCTGGTGGCTCGGTTGCTTCCTCTGCCCTCTCTAATCGAGGACAGCAACAGCAACAGGGGCAACAGCTCCGACCGGCGAACCAGGAACTCTACAACTCATGGACCAATTTCCTTGGTGGTCAGGTCGGCCAAGGGGTCCCTGGATACGGTGGCCAACTATCTGCACCGTTCAACCCGTTCTTTGGTCAGGCGGCGAACAATGCCGCTCCGTTCCAAGGTTTAGGTGGAGAGCAGGCAGCATTAGCTCAACGCTTCATGCAGCAGCCGCAGGTTGGTGCCGGTCAGTTTGTTCGTGAGATGCTGCCTGAGGGCGGGTCACAGGCATTTCAGAACTATTTGTCCAACATCCCGCGTGCCTCAATGGAGGCTGGTCTGCAATTCGGTAGAGGAGGGACAGGATACCTGGAGGAGATCGCCAAGACAGGTATCCCGGTAAGCTCGACCGACGCGTGGCAGAACATGATCGGTGCCCAAGAACGTGGCATCGGTCAACGTGGGGCACAGCTGGCCGAACGTACCGCAGGTCCTGGTGGTCGATTTGGGTCAAGCTACAACACGGCCATGACCGACTTCCAGGCACAGACCGCCAAGGATCAGAACGCACTGATCGCGCAGATGGTCTATGGCGCCGGTGAGAACGCTGCTGGCAGAAGGCTCGGAGCCGCAACAGAGCTTGGTCGTCAGGGTTTGGAGGGGATGAACCTTGGGATGACCGGGGCGATTAATGCCGCACAGATCCAATCTCAACAAGAGGCGCGTGATCAAGCGCGTGCTCAGCTCATGTTACAGGGATGGGGGTTAGACATCTCGAAGGCGAGGACTGGCGCGGAGATCGCGAATATGGGCATCCCAGGGTTTAATGCTGGTATGCAATTGGGTGCGGTTGGTCAGCAGTACGACCAAGACACTCTCAACCGTGCCTATTCTGAGTTTATTCGTCAGCAACCTTACGCCAATCCATGGAACCAGTACATCGGAGCGGCAGCCACCCAGTTCCCTGGTCAGATGGCCCAGTATCCTCAAGGTCCTTCCCCATGGGCTGGTGTAGCTCAAACAGGGATGGGTCTGTTATTTTCGAGCCCGTGGTTCCAGGGTGGTGGGAACACAAATGCCCCAATGACTACCGGGGGTTGGATGAACCCCGGTTATGGAACACCAGGCGGCAACCCGGCCACGTTGCCACAGAGTCAGATTCCGCCATGGCTGCTTGCTCAGCCGACGTACTAGGAGGTCACGCTAATGCCTTACGGACAAGATGATCCTTTCTCCGCACAAATCAGGGCGGCCCAAGGGATGCAGGCGATGAAGAGTGTGGCCGGTTATCCGTACATGCCTTACACGTCACAGGCCACTGGTTATGAACCTCAAACCGGTGCGCGTAACGCGGCGGACATGATTGGGGGTGTGTTCAATGCCTGGATCGGGAAGAAGGCCAACGATTATCAGAATGAGGTAAAGGAGGCAGAGAGTGTCTTCACCCTTAGTAAGCTTGGTTATGATCTTGGTGATCTGCTTTCTGATTCTAAGAAGCGCAAGGCGGTGGAGAAGGTTCTTGGCATTACACTTCCACAAACCGCGGAAGGGGACTATGGCCCGCAGAGTATTGAGCGCATACAGCAAAACCTTCGTAAGGCGATACTTAAGGATGACCGCAACCAACAAACACTTGCGAGGGTTATCCCGCAGGCCCAGGCGGAGATGGCGGCGCAGGCACAGCCAACAGTAGATCAAGGGATGTATGCTGAGGGTGGTGTCCCAGCGGAGGCAATGTCTGGACCTGGGGCACCTGGACCTGGAGGGATGGCTCCTGGACAACCCCCAATGATGGCACCTCCTGGGCAACCTCCCATGGCTCCCGGGATGGACCCCCGGATGGCACGCATCTTGGCCGCCGACCCGCAGCATCAAGGCCGGATGGAGGAGATCGGAGCTACTGGCGCCGCTCAGTTAGCGACCGCCGGTCTGAAGGGCCAGTATGACCTGGCTCAAGAGTCGATGAAACAGCAGGTCGCATTTCAGAAGTCGGTTGGTGACAACGCCCAGCAATTGTTCAGAGATTATGGTGGCACCTTGCCAGCACAGGCTGCCCAGGATATGTCACTGTCTCTTATGACTCGAAAGGAACCTTCTAAGGGAACGGTTGAAGCATTTCAGAACGCGATGTCTCCAGAACAGCGTGAGTTACAGAAGTCCATCTTACCGATTCTTAAGGAGGCATTTCCAAATCTGGTGGATTCTCCGGGGCACATGTCCCTCTTGGCTGGGATGGCTGCACAAGGTAAGCCAATTCCTGTTGAGATGTTGCCTGGTAAGGACGTTACATTTAGAGACCCTGAGACTGGTCAGATGGTGACCAAGCAACTTCCATTGAACTATCTAGCCAGCAATGCGGCGGTGAATCTTGAATTTAGGAAGATTAACGCGCAGTATGCCAACCTTCAGGCAGGTCAACTGCGTGAGCTACTCTCAACACCTAGTAAGGTGATGGTACCTGGCCCTGATGGTAAGATGATGCCGCTGCCGATGTCAATGGCCCGTGATGCCCAGATGATTGAGGAAAGTATGGAGCGTATCAGGACCTCAAAGCTTGACATCAAGAATATTGACGCCTTGGTCACATTGATGAAAAGCACACAGCTTAGACCAGAGGATCGGTCTGTGGCATTAGAGACCTTGGCTAAACAACTCGGTTTTAAGTCTATGAGGGATGATGGATTCATCAATTGGTTAAAGGACTATAACCAGTGGCGTCTCCTGCCACCAGCTCCTGGTGAACCACAGGCTGGTGCACCGCCTGCAGGTGTTCCACCAGCTGGACTTCCAAGACAGAGGTAATTCATGGGCGCACCTCCGATCATTCCATTCACCAGGCGGACTGGCATTCCCGAGATTGATGAGCCATACATGCAACCGCATGGCCCCAAGCAGGACCTGCAACCGCCTGCACCTATAGCATCTGAGATCCCTCTTGAAGTATTACAGAAACGTCATGCTGCAAACCAGGCGGAGGAGTCAGCGTCGTGGTGGTCTGGATTCTACGACGCCTTAAGCCCTGAGCGAGAGGATGTCTCCATGGCGTCGCACCTTGCCTCAGAGGTAATCCGTGGTTCATTTGGCCAGGCGATGTCAGGGATCACCTCTGTCTTTGTTGACCTTCCTGGTAAAATCATGTCAGGTGCACAGAATTTACCTGGGGCACTGCAACAGGCGGGCTATGAGGGCCGGAACGTTGCAGACACACTCAAGGCTGATAGCCCTGAGCTCGCCAAACAGATAGAAGAGACGGTCAATGCACTATACCCGGTGAACACCGAAATGACCAAGAGCTTTTGGGCGGGGGACTTGCCGC